TTCAACTGAGAATTTCGCTAGCGAATTATGATTGACAACCCACTACCAGATCAAGTTATGCAGGAGAAAGAAACGCTTCAAAATGCCCAAGACTTTGAGTTCTATTGCAACCATCATGCGAAAGAAATTGCTGAACACTACAAAGTACATCCTGAATTATATGAATACTTTGCAGAGTGGTATCACGATTACATGAAACAGAACCCTGATCTATTCGATCATACTTTTATCTATCTTGATTCTGATTACATAGTCGAATGGTGGGAGGATAACTCCTACCTTTATGACGATTTCGATTCACCTTACATGGAGATTACAAAATGAGTAACGAAGTAGATTTTGGACATTTATGGACTTTATTTAAAGATGCACATAGCAGGTCTTTAGATAATATTCTTAGTCACCCTCTAAAAGCTGAAGATATTGAAGATTTATGTGAAGCTCTTGGTTTTTATGATTATGCTGAAGAATTAAAACAAGATAGAAAAGATGCAGCAAAATATATTTAAAGAGGAAGAGAACAATGCCTAAAGGTAAATACTACGAATATCAAATAAAACGTTCCGCACTAGATAACGATTATCTCTCTGGTAATATTGATGACTTTCAATATGCCAGGGAGTCTCTTGACCTAGACTTGGAATACGAACCATATATTCTAGCCCAAACTATTAATAGCGAAATCGCTAAAAAACAACACGGAGGAGACAATGCCTAACGATAAATGGATTAACTTTCCTAAAAATCCTTACGAAGGTCAAATCTTTTATTATCCTGCTACTAAAGATACCTTTACTTATATTATCCTTAAAAACCACCCTAATGATGGACAATGGGTTGTTATTTCTTATGATCTTTTTATGAACTTTAAATCAAGCAGCAACTAATAAATCTTTCTTTATCATATCTTGAAACTCTGCAACCTTTTCCTTAAATAACGCACCACAACCTATCAACTCCATAGCTGTTACCCAACGAAGCTGTAATCCGTTCTTTCTTATTATACATATTAATCCCCTTTTTGCTCTAACTCCAGTTTTTTCATATAGTCCTTCATTGTACGCACCTATCTGTAATAGATGATCCTGTAAATATTTTTCTGGTTTATCTGTATCTTTTCCGTAAGTTTTAAAATCTACTATTGTTAACTCTGAATGGCCGTCAGGGTTTTCTGTATCTATTAAAGCGTCACATTGACCTGCGTAGCCTGATGAATGGTTAATATTAAATTCACTAAGATGAATGGCTTTTATATCTTCCAAAAAGGGTTGTATATTTCTGGTGTACTCACTACACGCCCATTGTTCCTCGACTTTATTTTTACCATGA